ATAAACTCTAATTAAGATCCCCATAGATACTATTCGGTGTGCGATCATTGCCTAATGTCTCAATCGCTGACCAATAAGACATCGTAGCAAGTGCGCAGACTTGTTTCGATATTTTAAATTGATGTAGCTGGTTAAACATTTTGCTTTCGCATTCCTTTAATTAATTTGTTACTATAACAACAAGTATACAGTCTATTTAATAACCTGTCAATCTGTTTGTTAATTTATTTATCTTTTATTTTTGATACGATGTAATATATACACTTATTCGCCAATTATATCAATTCCAGCAGTGCCAAGTTCAGTTACTGCTTCAACTGCGGCTTTTTTCTTTGGTGCACCCCAGAAGTTAGTTGTTGCTGTTTCACTTTGTACACCACGAGCTATTTGTTGTATCTGGCCACCATTGGCTAAAAACTCTGCCATTACTTGTTCATAATCGTATTCATTTATATCTGACATCTTATATCCTTATGTTATATTACTGGTCCGGCGTGAGGGAATCGAACCCCCAACTAGGGAGTAGAAATCCCCTGTTATATCCATTTAACTAACACCGGAGTGTTTGGTGGGCCTTACTGGACTTGAACCAGTGACATTCCGATTATGAGTCGGACGCTCTAACCAACTGAGCTAAAGGCCCAAATAAATTATTGCCTAATTTGTTTGCCGACTTTAGTTAAGTATTCTACACCACAGGTACCTGCTTCGACATCTAGCAAGGCCTGCACAGTAGGAAGATTTTCATATTTAGGTTGCGCTGTAGTTGATCCTGCATTGCGGGCGGCAATAACACGTGTTTTTGCAATTTCGTGTCCGCGCACACCTGCGGCTAAAATTAACTGGAATCGATTGCCACTGAATACGGCATCACAGTTATCAATGTTATATTTTTCAACTGACGCTATCTTTTTTGACATAGTATGTACCTAAGTTATTATTTAAAATACTATTATAACATAACTTAAGATGATTGTCAAATTTATTTTTTAGCTTTTTTTGAAAACGTCAATTGAGGTATGCTACCACGATCGACGTGTACTCCTGTAATGTACGGATTAGGTAATCCGATGTCATTGATCATTACCATCGGGTCTGTATAGTTACGTAAACGTCCTAGTTTAAAGTCTAAGATCATTAGACTATCAAATCCGTGACGTTGTTTGTACACTTCATAATTTGCTGCAAAGAATTGTGGAATAACGCTTTGGCCGTTGGCAGCTTGTTGTGCCATTGCTGTTACATTTACTTTACCTCTAAATATGTAGGTAAACAATTCAGTAGCACATTGTAATCTCTGTTTAGGATCTTCAATTTCTGCTAAGATCTTAGGAATATCACTTACGTGCGCATTTGCTGCACTGTAATCTTTACCTGTATATTTCATTAATATCGCTGGGTTCTGTTCATAGGGAATATCCTTGCCGCCAGCTTCTCCCATACGTCCGCCGCCGGTGCCTGTCGGTGATACACCTTTAACTTCAACTTCCATCTTGCCTATTTTCAAATCTCCACGACCCGAAATAGCAATAAGCGGGCTTAACACAGCAAGTGCTAGTTCACCTGGGCCTTTGTCATTTTGACTGCCAGCTAATGCGTAGAACACACGCTTAACAAATTCGATTGGTGTACCTGGTATACCTGTAATTAATTCATCAAAGGTAACCATGTTGCCGCTGATCATTGCTGGAACATTGATATAACCTTTAGGATATCCTACAACAAATGCGTTCTTTTCTTCATAAGTACCTTCAGTTTGAATAATTAACTGCGTTAACATATTCAAATAGTTTTTAGTATCGGTATCTCTATGTAATATACTTGAAATACGTTCAGTTAGACCAGTCTGGTTAAGCACTGTAAATATACGATTCAACAGCATTTCGTCATCTGTTGTCTGTATTTGTGTGATTACGTCTTGACGTAATCTATTAATGTCTTCGTTAATGATGTCTTTTATTTTCATGATATAGTATTTATTCTCGACGTTCGATATCATCTTCGACACAAATGTCACCATATTGTATTTCAATTATACGACAGGGTTTGTTGTAAGGGTTAGCCAATTGATGCCACTGTTCTTCCGGTATGCGATGAGTTGAATGCTTAGGTAAATGCGGCGATTGAATAGTAGTTGGATAAACACGACTATATTCGCCTACGGTTGCTTGGCCATCAGCAATAAACCATAATTCAGATCTATTATAATGTTTCTGCATACTTAGTTGCTTGCCTGGATTGATGGTTAATTCTTTGACTTTTAAGCCTAAAACGTCATGTAAAACGCGATAATAACCCCATTCTCGCTCAGTTTTAGGTGCTTTCCACTCATCTAATATCCAACTGCTACTATTACGCTTTTCCATGCCGCCAACACCAAATACAAATTCTACATCCTTACACTTCATCTCAGGGATATTGTCTTGGGTTCTATCGCCACCATTAGCAAATACTATATGACTATTCGGATACATTAGTTTAACATTATTAATTGCTTCAATAGCTGTGCCGTCATTATCATCAAACAATATACAGTGGTCAACCATCTTCAAGTTTTCAATAATAGCAATACGTTCGGTGCCGGGCATAAACGCACGGCCCTTCTTACGGGCTACCCAAGCATCACTGTTTACTCCAACAACAAGTATATTACCTAAGGCCTTAGCAGCTTTAAAGTATTCTATGTGCCCGCTGTGCAGAGGATCAAATCCTCCGGTGACTAGTATAATTTTATTAATCATATTTTTTCTTTGGTGGCCGCATAATACCGATTGGCTTAGCTATCTTAGTTTGTTTTTTAATTATATTTGCCTGTTGCACAGTCTGCTTGTCCGATGGTGTAGATATATTAATAACCCCATCAAATGTACGTGTAGCTTCTTCTGGAATTTCTGTCCGTTGACTTACATAATCAATAAAGTAGTTTTCTTTATCTAACCACGGATATAATATATCTTCTTGACGTAGATATCCATAATGGGTTATCGAATCAACTATAGTTGGATTTAACAAGCCTGTATCTAACAAATCGTACCACGATGTAGTAGTTGCATCCATTGGTGGTATATCTGATTTATATACTGCTATGTGTATCCACGGATCATTAAATGCTTTAAGTAGATAGGCATCCTTGCAGTCAAACCCATTTACTGCCAACATATAGATTAAACTAGTTGGAGTAAAGTTATAAAAACATCCACTATGTGTTCGACTATAATATTTGTTATCTGCTACTCCGCTGTGTTGCGGAATGCTCAATACTAGCATTGCATTAACATTCATTTGATCATTCCACAATCGCAATGTTTCAATCGGATTGGTGCTGTATTGTAAACTATCATGCGACCATACTAGATCGGCTTGTATAGGAATACATCGAGCAGTAAAATCTTTATTAATTAGTCGAATATTATCTAGTCGAGGTATTTGTTTAAGTTTATCAGCATCTCGATCAACTGCAAAACAATTATAATTATAAGGGCGAGGAGGGTCATCACGTGATTCTAAAGTTGCCCACCAGGTAATATCTTCACCTGTGCCACAGCCCATGTCCACAATGGTTGTTAAACTGTCAAGAAAGCTATCGTACTCCCTAAGTTGATTTAATACCTTAAGTGCGTGCCTTGCCATTTTTCAATATCCTAAAAATAAAATCTTTACTGAAGTTGGTGTAAGCTTCTATAAATTTTGCAGTATAGTCCGCTTCGTCTTCGGCATTATTACTTAATCTTGCAAATCGTAATTCCTGTGAATAGGTCATTAGCTCGCCTTTACGTTGCATATAATCCAATATGTCAATATCATCGTCGGGACCAATATGAGAAGAAACGTATTTAATCTCTTCCCATTGTGCTAAAAGTTCGTCTACATTATTGATTAACTGTTGCATCTTCCATTCCTGCTGTACGCAGTCTAACAATGTGTCCAATCATGTATGATTTTGCTTCTAAACCTTTCATAATACCTAACCATTTGTTACGTAGTAGAGCCACTTCGTTAATGATTGTTTCCATATCAATAACTTCGCTTTCGCCATCAACATACTTTTCAGCATCGCGACTAGTCAGCGCACGTGCGTAGGCTTCGAGATACTTTTTGTAGTGGTCTTGACGGATTTTGCGAAGTTTGATATTGAGAAAGTTAAGCACCGCTTCAATCTCTTGTAATTGATTGAACCGTTGCTCAGTAACTCCGGGCAATGTAGCTAGCCCTTTTTCAATATTGCCGTTTACCCTGACTTCATTTTTAGCCTGCGTCAGTTCATTACTATAGTAGTCAATGAAGTCGGGTAAATTAGCGATATCTTGTACTACTTTATTATACCACATAATTACTCGTCGTCGTAGTCGTTTTCAGGTTCAGCTTCTTCGCCTAGATATTCTTCTACAGCACGTCGAAGGTAAGCATCAGTACCGCCAAACTTCTTCAAATCTGCTTCTGTAATGCTGTGATCAGCAACTACATTAACCACATGATCTGCCACTGCTTGGCGATCCTTTTGCGAAATGTATTCCTTAGTAGTAAGCCACATTTCACTTAACAAATCAATTTCTAAACTCATTATTCAGCCCCTTGCTCGAGTACTTCGTTTTCAGATACATCATCTGCAACTTCAGTAGTTGTTATACTTAGCAGATGCAGATTAGACGAAATTTCTTTCATAACTTTATCTAAACATTCATCTTCGTTACGTTCCCACGCTTTACGGAATTTTTTAATAACAACCTTATCTGCTAGTGTATAGACTAAACTGTTGCCTTCTTTCTTAAGCATGTTCTTAGCTTCTAACATATCTACCATACCACTGTAAGGACTCATACCTGTTTCATACGGAATCTCTACTTGCACTGACTCAAACGGTTTAGCATAACGTGTTTTCATAATCTTACAAGCGGCACGGATACCGTTAACCGTCGTAGTTTTATTACCATCAGCGTCTGTTTTAAGTTTAAGTTTACGCATAGCTACAACGATACTCGAAGCGTAGATAAAGCCTTGGCCACCGCTGATTTTGTCATCTGGGTCAAACATATCCTGTGACGCATACGTATGGTTAGTTGCTACTAGACCTAAGTTTAATGTACCGAACATGTTTACACAGTTACGTACAAGTGCCGTAAGTGCTTTAGGTTTACGGCCCATATCACCCTTCATTTCACCTGCTTCAAACTGGTTAACGTCTGTTGGAGTTAGCATCATACCTAAACTGTCTAGAACAAACAATACTTTAGGACGGTCTTCTTCTGGAAGTGTACGATACTCTTTAACAAAGTCACTGATAACTTTAGCCACATCATCAATCATAGCCATGTTAAGTTTAAGTAACTTGCTTTCGTCTGTGTCTACACCTAATGCGTGTAACCATGCTTCGTCAAGTGCGTTTTCTGTATCAATTAAGATTACATAGATACCTTGCTCTTGCGCATGACGTACAATGTTGCCTGAACAGATAAATGATTTACCTGCGCCGGATTCACCAGCAAACACAGTTACCTTACCCATCGGAATACCTTTGTTAAAGTCTCCGGATAATAGGTAGTTTAGTGTGTAGTTGCCTGTACTAATCCAATCAGTTGGATCGTTAAATCCAATACCTAATCCGTCAATACTTTTGGTAATTGACTTTCTAAATTTACTAATGTCAAATGGTTTTGCCATGATGTTTTTCCTTTGAGTTTATATTATATTAGTTTACACGATTTATACAGCTATGTCTATATGTAATGACATATATCTTTTCCAAAATTTGCCTATTGCTTCAGAATCAAAATCATCAAACCCAATTTGAGCGTATAATTTTTTCATCTCAAGAATAAACAGTTCTTTATTAAATATAGTCGAATCTATATCAACTATTATTTTATTATTTTTTACAAGGTGCCATTGGTAAAATTGTTGCATTTCAACTATATCTGTTAGATAGTTATTTTCTTCAAATTGTTCCCAAGTTGGCCAATCTTGTCCTTTTAATACATTATATTTTTCTTTACAATAATTACCTGCATACGATTCAATTGGCTGCAGATTTGATGTTTTTAATTTTGATGCAATATCAATAAATTTTCTATAATTTTTTAACATTATCACTGTAGCGTTTGGCCACACTTTAAGTAAATTTAATACTTCGCCCGGGCCTCTATGTGAGCAAATGAAGAATTTTAAATTTAAATTTGATAGTTGCTCAGTAAGTGAATTTATATAATTAACAGTTGGGCTACCTGTTCTCCATAATTCCTGCACTGGACCATATATGTCAGCATCACCGTATTCATACATTGATATCCAATTTAGCATGTCGTGTTTTGGTGCCAACGAATTTAATGCAGTCTCTAGCCTAAAATGATAATCATCGGGTGTACTAATCAAATATTCAGCAGCACGGGTATCCTGCGGCACAGCATACTTACTCAATGATAAACAATTGCTTATAAATTTGCCACCAGCAAATGGCGTAAATTGTATAATAACTGGATTTGTGCTGTCGAAATTAACCATCAAATTTCTCTAATTGTGCTAGGTATTGTTTGCTCATGTACCAATCATAGTTATAATCAATTGTATCTTTTTCTAATAGATATAAATCGTGCCAATCAGCAGGAGTTAAATGACCAAACTTTGATAGCATACCTAAAAGTTCTACTAATCGAATAACTGGATTAGTAATTGTATCAAATTCATAATTGAATATCGTAGTATACAATTTAAACCCATACACATCAGATATATGTTTATGCCAACCGGGTTGACTGTAACCTAGATACAACGATTTGCCCACTACCGGATATAAAAACTTTTCTGTAACAAAAGGTACATTACTAGTTGCCATTGTTTCCGATACTATCTGTATAAATGATTGATTTATTTTGTCTAATAATATTTTTATATTGCGTTTATGATTATATCGTGTATATTCAATTGAATAGATATTATTATAAAACTCGTCTGCCGCGGCGCCATCAGCTAGGATAAATTTTCTATAAAATCTTTCATCAATACTTGATTCAAAACACTCAATTATGTTACCATCAATACGATCTTTGTATGTGGAGAAATTTTTAGTATTGTACTCAGGTGTAAACCAACCAAATTTATGTAGCGCCGATGTTAATAGTTGACGTGATATATGCTCAGACCCATTAAACGAACACACAAAGTTCTTAAAATCTTTTTCTTTATTGGGCAATTTAATATTATCAAAGTGCAAGAAATTTAATGTATTCTGATATTCTGATGAAAATTGAAGATTTAAATTTGAATAATTGTCACGAACTGCCTTGGGCAAAACATTATGATAATAGATGTCATAATGTTTATTTTGTGCAAGAGCATAATTGTTTATACTATCTAATACTGCATTGCGATTATGTATATCAAATCCGCCGAGGTGATCAAGTAATTGAAAACTCAATGGTAGGCTAGTAAAATCAATTTTTGACTCGGGTAAGAGTTGATATTGTTTTATTTGCAATTTCTACTCCACCATATATTATAAATTTTTCTTAATAAGTCTTTATTAGGCATTGAGATTGCACTGCCCCGGGCAATTTGTTCTATATTATCAATCACTGTATCTACAGAGAATATATTATCAAGATCAAACACCATATTAGTCACCTGTTGGTTACTTGGATGTTGGTACAAATTCTCTGTATTAGAAAATAAACTAAATTCTGAATTTTGAGATATATTAATCATTTTAAATTCATCTATACTATCAACGTGTATTACTGCATCCCCAGTAAAGAATTTTTTTACTAGTTCTTTTCTTTTTGGATTACAATATGCAGGATCATGTTGTAATTGTCTAATTAGATTAGGTGACTCAACATGATAGTGCTTTGACCATACCATTTGCTCAACCCATTCTTTAGCACGAGCTGAGTTAATAATTACATTAACAAAAGTGCTGCCTAACATAAATTGAGGAATTTCAGATTTGTGTAAGATTAAGTTTACTTTTTTATTTGCCTGTATATTATCAAAATAATAATCATTATATTCGTCGGCTAGTAATCGATTGTATTCTTCAATTGTTACATCTGTTCCTCGATCATATGTTCCGCTGTAAAAGTCAGAGCGATAGGGTAAATCGGGCTCCATACGCAAATGGTATGATAAATCAACTGGGAATTTTGAATCAACATAGTTAATACTAGTATCAGCAAAATTGTCTGTACCCTTAGTTGATTCAACAGTTGAATCCCAATGGGCAATATCGTCACTCAATTGAAATGCCGTAGATAAGAATCTGCCGGCTCCGCCCGACGGGTACCTTACAACAATGAACGGTGACTTATGCATTCTTAGTAAGGGTTATTGTTTCTATATAATCTAATTCAATCGCTGAATTAATTACCTTCACTACTTCATCAACAGTCATATGTTGTCTAGTGTCGTAAAACGAATCAATGGTTTGATCATTGTGTATTCCTCTATTCTTAGCAAATGATGTTTTAATCCTGCCTGGGCGGATTTCTATTAACTGATAATTAGAATTTTTTAATTCATCACGCATACATTGTATAAACGTTGTTAGTCCAGCTTTACTTGCAGAATAAATGCTATCACCGCCCATTGACGATTCGACGGCTCTGCTGGTAATAAAGATAATTTTACCTGTGAGATTTTGCTGAATAAATTTCTGTGTTAGATAAATTGGTGCCCGAAGATTTACATCAAGTATATCAGACCATGCTTGTACATCATGTGTCAAAATACCTGTGCCGCCACCGTGACTATGACCGGCATTGTTAATTAATATATCAATTCCGGATAAATCAATAGTTTGTAGATCGGATAGTGAATTTAAATTAATTGTTGGTTTGTCAATGACAAAAACATCGTGGTTAATTTGCAGGCATTCTCTTAATGCCAGCCCTAGTCCGGATGTTGTGCCAGTGATTGCTATTTTCATTTTTAGAAAAGGAGATAGTAGTTAACCTACTATCTCACTCTTTTAACAATTAATTAGTTTTTTGACGATTGCGAATCATCGCTAAGATGTCTTCAGCACGTTGCCCGCCAGCTGCCGGAGTAGCTATTGGTGCTGTTGGAGCACTAACTGCCACTTCATCTGCTTCAAACGGAACATCTGCTGCAGGAGCAGGTGTACTTTCAACATGTTCAGAAACAACTGCACGATCAGCTGGTTGAGCAGCTACATCATTAGTTGTTGTAGGAGCATTTGATGTGTATGAACCGCGTGGTTTAAAGTACGCACCCCATTTTTCTTCATCATATGGTTGACCATCAACACTTGCTTCAAACATTTCTTTCATGATTTTAAGCTCTGCTTCGTTTGGACGTTTAGGCAAGAAGTCAGCAAGGTTATATAAACCAAACTTCTCAATTGCTTCTGCTTCGTCTTGTGTTAAAGCACTTTCTTTACGTGACCATTTACTAGTACTATAGTCAGCATAACCACCTTTACTTGTTTTAGTAGCAGTAAAGTCCAAACCACCTGCATAGTCAGTTGGCAAGTTTTCTAACTCTGGATCCATCAATGCTGATTTAACCAAGTTGAAAATTTGTGGGCTAATGATAAAGCGACGAATTGGATTTTCTGGAGTCTTATCATCTTTCAAAGGATTCTCACGTACAAAGCCTTGGAATAAGTATGATTTCTTTTTCCAGTATTTACGACCCATTTCTTCTAAACTTGGATCTTTAAACCATGTACGCACTTCTGCTAGGATTGGGCATGACTCGCCCCACATCTCAACGCACGGTACTTGTACTGTTGTTTTTTTACTGTCTGTTTGGCCTTTAATACCAGCGAACTCTAAGTTGATCATATTACGTTCAACCCAGAAGAATGTGTTTTTTGGATCTGCATCTGGTAAGAAACGGATACGTGCTGTTGCACCTTCGTCAATATTCCAGTGTGCGTAGATTGCGTTGTCGCCGCCGCCTTGTGATGATTTACCTGAACTACGTGTGTCTTGCGCTTGTAACTTTGCTCTGATTTCTGCTAATGATGTTGCCATGATGTATTTCTCCTGTTGTTTTAAGTTGGTCTTAATATAAGTAACTTCCCGCTACCTACAATAGTATTTATCACCTATACATTAATAATACGTTATATTGATTGCACGGTCAAGTAAAAAGTTTAAATAGTTTTACCAAAATAAGGAAGTAATTCATCTACTAGTTTGCTGTATCCTGTAATGTCCGGATGCACTTCTTTCCAATGTTTGTATATTAAATCCAATTTCTCAGCGGCTACAATAGACATTGGTTTGAACTCAGATCCAAATTTCTGCATAAATTTTGGTGTATCTGCTAATTGACTATACCACTCAGGGTCGCTTAGATATACATCTTCTAATAGATTAGGTATTAATAACTTAGTGGCACTAGGTACTACTGATGTTAAATTACTGTATTGGTTGACACTTGGGTGTAATTGACCCCAACACCCTAACATTAATACCTGCACATTACGATGTAATGCAATTTCGTTTAATTTAGTATAGAATTTAGAAAAATAATCAGCAATCATATCATCTAAACTATCGTAGTTCAATAAAGAATCAACAAACGTATGCTCTAATTCTTTCCACTGTGTGAATTCAGCATCGGGCGGTTTCTTGACATATAGATAGTGTTCTCTAAATATATCTGTTTGCAGGAATACAATATAATCCA